TAGAACCAAGTAACTTACAGTCTGATTCAGCTTTTCCCGGACCGAAAACAAACCAAAGTACGCCAAGTAAATTTAATCGTCAACCAAATTCGTAATCCTATATATGAAAAAAAGCCTCGATAATTCGGGGTTTTTTTTTTACGTTGTTCATCAAATTCTTGCTTATATTGTTTCCGAGCATTACAATTACAACTATAAACATTTCTATTATTAAATGGGACGTCATGTAACCAACAATATAAATCGTGGCTTTATTTAACGGCTTCTTTGTATAATATATAATTGCTCGATTTCCAAATTTTTTATTGTTTTATTGTTTGATTTTTTAAAATTATTTGTTATATTTTGTTTATAGGTAGGGACAGACTTACCATAAACTATTGTTTAATTTAAAATTTTTTATTTATGAGTGATGTAATAAATGCGGTTATGGCTCAGTATGATGCCAATACAAAACCCGCTAATAAAAAAGCCAAAGTTTCCGATGAAGAAAGACTAAAAAGGTATTTCTCAACACAACTTCCAAAAAACAAAGAAAGCGGACAGAAAACTTTTCGAATCTTACCCCCTAAAAACGGTAAATCCCCATTTGTTGAAGTGTGGTTCCATGAAATTAAAGTTGGCTCTGATTGGGTTAAATTGTATTGCCCAAATAAAAATAAAACCGGTGATTGCCCTTTATGCGAAATCGAAAAAAGTTTAAGGGGTACTGGTAAAAAAGAGGATAAAGATATTGCCTCACAATACAGTGCCCGTAAATTTTATATTGTTAAAGGGATTGATCGTGATCATGAAGAAGACGGTCCTAAATTCTGGCGTTTCCGTCACAATTATAAAAAACAAGGAACTCTTGATAAATTTGTTCCAGTATTCTCAGCAAAAGGCGACATTACAGATGTTGAAAAAGGACGTGATATTATCTTAGCATTAGGTAGAGATGATAGCGGTTATACCAAAGTGACAACTATTATGCCGGAAGATCCGGGTCCATTACACGAAGATCCTGAATTAGTGGAACTTTGGGTAAACAATGAAATGACTTGGGAAGATGTGTACGCTAAAAAATCATATGAGTATCTAGACATTGTGGCTCAGGGCGAAATTCCATATTGGGATAAAGATGAAGAAAAATTTATTACCAAAACCGAATGGGAATTAAAAAATAACAATGACGTTACCGTAGAAACAATGGATGATGATGGTCAAAGTACCGCAACAATTGGCGGTAGGAAAAAAGAACAGACAAAATCTGAACTAGCTGAAGAAGAAAAAACCGTTGTTAAATCAACCACAACTAAAACCAAAGCTTCGGCTAAAGTACCGGTAAAACCAGCAGTTAAAAAAGCAGAAATTGTGGATGAAGATAACGATGAAAGTGATGTTGAAATGGACGATTTACCATTTTAATTTAGTCGAGAAATCTAAATTACTATTGTATGGCAAAAGAAAAAAAACAACCAATTAATCAGACCGGAGGGATTCCTAAAAGGGATTTCTCTGATCTTAAAAAAATCACGTCAAAATTTTCGAGCGTGGCAAAATATAAGCCACAAGAATATTTTACAATTGATGAAGCGTTTTATGATGCTTCAGGGCTTCCCGGACCAGCAAAAGGGCATATTAATATGCTTTTGGGACACTCTGATACCGGAAAAACAACAGCATTGGTAAAATCTGCCGTATCTGTACAAAAACAAGGCGGATTACCGGTTTTTATTATTACTGAACAAAAATGGTCTTGGGAACACGCTAAAATCATGGGTTTGGAATTTGAAGAAATCGTTGATCCTGAAACCGGTGAAATTGATTATGAAGGCCAATTCATTTTCAATAATACATTTAAAACTATTGAAGACATTTCAGATTATATTAATGGGATGATTGATGAACAAGAAAAGGGTAATATTCCTTATGAACTTACATTTTTATGGGATTCAATTGGCTCTGTTCCTTGCCGTATGACATATGAAGGCAAGGGTGGAAAAATGCATAATGCTGGCGTGTTGGCAGATGTTATTGGTATGGGATTAAATTCTCGTATTACAGGATCAAGAATGGTTGATTCTAAATATACCAATACTCTTATTATTGTTAATCAGCCATGGGTTAAAACCGATATGAAAAATCCAATGTCACAGCCTAAAATTAAAGCTAAAGGCGGTGAATCTGTTTATTTGAATTCAACCCTTGTATTTCAATTTGGTAATCAGCAAGATGCTGGAATATCTAAAATTGATGCAACAAAACAAGGTCGTAAAATTGTATTTGCGACGCGATCTAAAGTTAGCGTAATTAAAAATCATATTAATGGTCTTGGTTATGCCGATGGAAAATTACTTTGTACCCCTCATGGTTTTATAAAAGATGATCCGGATGCGATTAAAAAATATAAAGCTGAATATTCTGACTATTGGCAAGTAATTCTTGGCGATGGCGAATTTGACTTGAGCGAATCTGAAGTTGTGAAACAAGTAACTGCTCAGGGTAATGAAGAATAAGACTTTATTAGTTGATGGAAATGCCCTCTTCAAAACTGCCTATTATGGGGTTAAATATACCACATACAAAGGTAATAAGATAGGGGGTATTTTTTCATCCCTTAATATGATCCGCAAACTTATTAATGAAAATATGGTTAATAAGATTGTTGTGATGTGGGACGGTGATAATTCAATCCAATCTAGGTTAAAGTTGTATCCGGATTATAAATTTCGAAGAAGACAGAATAAAATGACGGATAATGAATTTGATAATTATCAATTTCAAAAGGTCCGAATTAAAGAATATTTTGAAGAACTTTTCATACGTCAATACATTACAGAAAATTGTGAAGCTGATGACGCCATTGCTTATTATACGCATAATCGGAAATTTAATGAATCAATTTTAATTGTTACCAATGATAGGGATTTACTTCAACTATTATCAGAAGATGTTAATGCTTATTTACTTGATAAAAGGTTTATAATTAATCCCAACAATTTTCAATTATTTTTTCCTTATTACTATAAAAACGTCAAATTAATTAAAATTTTAACAGGTGATAAATCTGATTCGATTCATGCGATATCGGGTTTAGGTAGCGATAACGCAATAGAAAAATTAATTAATCTTGTTCCGGCAATTAGAACTCGTGAGGTTCAATTAGATGAAATTTTTGCGATTTGCGAAGAAAAAAAATCAGAAACAATTTGTAAAAATATATTGACTGGAAAGACACCTAGTGGTATATTTGGTAAAGAGTTTTATGATATTAATGAGCGGTTAATTGATTTAAACTTTCCGTTGATTGAAGGCGATGATAAGGAAAATATAAAAATTATTCTTAACGAAAGATTAGACCCAACCAATAGACGTTTTAAAAATTTATTAAAAATGATGATTAAGGATGGAACAATTCGATTAATTCCCGGACAATTGGATAGGTTTGAAGATTTTGTTCAACCATTCCTTAAAATAATTAGAAATGAAAAATACAAGTAGTATGAGTTATGACAAAAATTTAGTAGGAAAGAAGTTCGAATTTCTTCTTTTAATCAATGGTAATATTATTTGCCAAAGATATTTTAACGTGAAAGAATTTAATCCCAATGTATTAAGATCCTATAATCTTAAATATTGTGTGGACCGTTGTGTTAATTTCATTACCGGTGAAGGGTTATGTAAGATGCCAAATGAATCAACTTTAAAGGGGAAAACATGGAAATATCTGTGGTCAGGTTATAATCCTTATTTGGAAGAGTATCCATTACCTGATTGTAAGGATAATTACGAAGACGAAGATATTTTTACGTTTCAAATTCGTGTAAATGGAAAGACTGTAATCGAAAGGATGTTTTCCGGAAATGATTATCCACCAAAAGTGAGATACGATGTAGATATAAGGGGCGTTATTCCAGAAATCATTGCTGAAATTCAAGAAACGATGGCCGAAAAAAAATTAGATTTAGTATAGTAGCAGTAATGATTTAAGAGCATATTTAATATTATGTCAGACAAAAAAACATTAGGATATTTAGGATATTCCTTTCAATTAAAAGTATTGTCCCAAATTCTAAACGACAAAGCTTTCGCAGAAAATATCATTCCGATTCTCGATTCATCTTATTTTGACGATGCCAGTTGTAAATTGATTAGCAAAGTTATAAATGAACACTATATTCGATATAACACTATTCCATCTTATGACGCATTAGATATGATAATAAGATCTGAAATCAAGACTGAGGTACAATGTAAGTATATTTTAGATGTAGCTGGCGAAATCAAAAATCTGCCTTTAATCGATTCTGAATTTATACAGGAAAAATCTTTTAAATTCTGTAAACAACAAGAATTAAAAAAGGCAATTAAAAAGGCAGAATCTATATTGGATCAAGGTGATTTTGAACATTATGATGAAATTGAGGAATATTTTAAAAAAGCATTATCATTTGGATTGGATAAAGATGAAGCAATTAGTGTATTCAGTAATTTAGAAAACGTAATTGCTGATGATTATCGGGACACAATTCCAATAGGTATTGAAGGACTGGACACCCTGTTTAAAGGCGGTATTGCTAAAGGCGAAATATTAGTCTTACTAGCTCCTCTCGGGGTTGGTAAGACTACTTTTTTAACCAAAGTAGCTAATAGTGCGTTTAATTTTGGCGCTAATGTTCTTCAGGTATTTTTTGAGGATAATGTATCAGAAATCCAACGTAAGCACATATGTTGTTGGACCGGTGTATCATTAACTGAAATGAATGAAGATACAGCCAAAGATGCAACTGTTAAAAGACGTTTAAGCGAACTACAAGAAAAGCCAAATCAGTTATTATTACAACGTTGGCAATCTGATTCAATAACAATAACACAAATTAAAAATTATGTTAGAAAGTTACGTTCAGATGGGATCAAAATTGATATGATAGTACTTGACTACATTGATTGTATTATTCCGGAACGTGGTACTGATGACGTTTTTACGGATGAAGGAAAAATTATGCGTAAATTTGAATCAATGTGTCATGAATTAAACATTGCCGGAGTTACTGCAACGCAAGGTAATAGAAGCTCAATTTCTTCTGATATTGTTACAAATGATCAAATGGGCGGTTCGATTAAAAAGGCTCAAATTGGTCACATTGTAATATCCGTAGCAAAAACTTTGTCACAAAAAGAAAGCGGATTAGCAACTATGGCGATATTAAAATCTCGTGTATCGAAGGATGGACTTGTCTTTGAAAATTGTATCTTTAATAATGAGAAAATGGAAATATCAACCGAACAATCAGAAACGTTTTTAGGCTTTGAAAATAATAAATCTGATAAACAGAAACGAAGGGCAATTCAGTTGTATAAAGAGAGAAAAGGAATAAGTGAGGCAAGCAATATAAGTAATAATTAAACATAACAGGCCAATATCTAAACGGAACAAGTACAAAATTTGACAGATAACAGATCTTAATTTTAATTAATGCTAATGAAAAATCTAGTTAAAGAAAAAGCTGAAATTGACATTATGAATGAAACAATGAAAACGTACAATAGAAATGAAATTTTTAAATCAACTCTAAATTATTTTAATGGTGATGAATTAGCAACAAACACATGGATTAATAAATACGCATTAAAAGACTCGTTTGGTAACATATATGAGTTAAATCCTGATGATACTCATAAACGATTAGCGAAAGAAATTTATCGCATTGAACAAAAATATCCAAATCCATTAAGTTATGAGTTGATATTTTCGTTACTGGAAAAATTTAAATATCTTATTCCCGCTGGCGGATCATTAACCGGAATAGGTAACGATTTGCAAGTATCATCATTAAGCAATTGTTTTGTTGTTGGAAACTCATATGATAGTTATGGAAGCATTTTCCACATTGATGAACAACAAGTACAATTAATGAAAAGACGCGGTGGAGTAGGGCACGATTTATCACATCTTCGCCCTTCAGGAACACCGGTTAAAAACTCAGCATTAACATCAACAGGAATAGTTCCTTTTATGGAGCGATATTCAAATTCAACAAGGGAAGTCGCCCAAGATGGAAGACGTGGGGCGTTAATGTTAACTTTATCAATTAAACATCCGGACGCCGAAAATTTTATTGATGCGAAATTAACAGAAGGGAAAATTACCGGAGCTAATATTTCTGTTAAAATTGGTAATGATTTCATGAAATCGGTTATAAATGATAAACCGTATATACAACAATTCCCGATAAATAGTGAAAAGCCATTAGTATCAAAAGAAATTGATAGTAAGCGTTTATGGGATAAAATCATTCACAATGTGTGGAAATCAGCTGAACCCGGTGTGTTATTTTGGGATAAGATTATTAGTGAATCGCCAGCGGATTGTTATGCTAATATGGGATTTGCTACGATATCAACTAATCCTTGTGGGGAGATTCCATTATGCCCATATGATAGTTGTCGTTTATTAGCAATTAATCTATTGAGTTATGTGAAAAACCCATACACAAAAGATGCTGAATTTGATATGAACTTGTTTAAAGAACATACACAATATGCTCAAAGAATAATGGATGACATTATTGATCTTGAAATTGAAAAGATTGATAAAATTATTCAAAAAATTAAAGATGATTCTGAGCCTGATTACATTAAATCAACAGAAAAATCTTTATGGGAAAGTGTTAAAACTATGGCACATTTGGGCCGTAGAACTGGTTTAGGAATAACATCGGAAGGCGATATGCTAGCTGCGATGGGATATCAATATGGCAGTACCGAAGGCATCGATTTTGCAGTTAATGTACAAAGAACGCTAGCAACACAAGCTTACATATCTTCTGTTATATTAGCTAAAGAACGTGGGGCTTTTAATGTGTTTGATATTAATAAAGAAAAGGGCAATCCATTTTTAAGCCGAGTTTTGTTTAATAATCCGGATATGCCAAAAGAAATTTTGGATCAATATAAGAAAACCGGAAGAAGAAATATTGCTTGTTTAACAATAGCGCCTACTGGAACTGTTTCCATTATGACGCAAACAACATCAGGTATTGAACCAGCATTTGGCATAAAATATAAACGGAAACGTAAAATTAATCCAAACGATAAAGGTATTAATCCTGATAATATTGAATATGACAAACAAGGTGATGCGTTTGAAATGTACAACGTGTATCATCATGGGTTTGTTAAATGGGCACAAATTAATGGATATGATTTACGTGATTTATCGGATGAAAATTATGAAAAACTTTATAAGATTTCTCCATATTATCAATCAACTTCAGCAGATATTGATTGGGTAGCAAAAGTGGCGATGCAAGGACAAATTCAACAATGGATAGATCATTCAATTAGCGTTACGGTTAATATCCCGAATGAAACAACTGAAGAAATAGTATCGGAACTTTATATGACAGCATGGAAATCCGGATGTAAAGGTATTACTGTTTACCGGGAAGGATCTCGTGAAGGCATATTGGTATCAGATAAACATCAACAAAAGATGGACAATTCATTTAAAGAAATTAATGTACCAAAAAGGCCAAAAATTCTTGAATGCGATGTAATCCATTTTAATAATAAGGGGGAAAAATGGGTTGGTGTGCTTGGCTTAGTTCAAGATAGACCGATTGAAATTTTTACCGGAAAATGGGATTCATTTATGATTCCATTTTCAATTGAAAAAGGCTTTGTTATTAAAGTTAAAGATAACGGTAAAACCAGATATGATTTTCAATATGTGGACGCTGATGGTTATAAGTGTACAATGGAGGGCTTGAATAGAGCGTTTAACCGGGAATATCATAATTATGCTCGTTTAATTTCTGGCGTACTTCGACAAGGGATGCCGTTAATTTATGTCTATGAATTGGTTGATGGGCTGAAATTGGAAGACGGCGATTCAATTACTGATTGGAAATCTGGCGTTAAACGATTAATTAAACGACACATTAAGGACGGTGTTAAAACTAAAGATATTTGTCCTGAGTGCGGTAGTATATTAGTTTATGCTGAAGGATGTAAAAAATGTACTTGTGGTTATACCGCTTGTGGCTAGTTAATCAATAAAATAATTTGTTTTAATAATGGGATTTACATTTTGGTGAATCCCATTATTTTTTTATTATGGGATATTTATTTAAAAATTAATTATAATGGATAACATCTTTAACATTAATTTTCCCTTTGAAGAAAGCGATAAAGGCTATTTTATGGATTTAACGACAAATTCACGAGATGGTCTTATTGCGGATATTAAACACGTACTATTAACGACAAAGGGAACAAGATATTTTAGACCATCATTTGGCGCAAATTTAAAAAGATTTTTATTTGACCCAAATGATGAAATGACACATGCTGATATTAAAATAACGATTAATGATCTTATCACAAATTATTTTCCGAATGTTAAAGTAAAAAATATTGATATTAGTATTGGTGGTAATATTAGTCCGTTGTTTAATGAAAATTTAAAAGGGCAAAAAACATCAAGTAAACCACCAAGCAAAGAAAATGTCGCTAAAATTAGAATTAGTTTGGACATTCAGGAAGGAGCTTTTGCTAGTAGCGAAATAATAGAATTACAATTTTAAAAAATTATGCCACAAAACGCACAAATAAGTTATTTAGGTAGAACATATCCACAGATTAGACAGGAATTAATAGATTTTTTACAAAAAAACTATCCTGAAATTAAAGATTACAATGATTCTTCTGTTGGTATGGCGTTATTGGAGCTTAATGCTGCTGTCGGTGATATTTTATCATATCATACTGATAGAATGTTTAATGAAACCCAATTAGACTACATACAAGAACGTAAAAATTTATTATCTTTAGCTCGTACATATGGGTTAAAAATTACTGGGAAAAAACCAAGTGTTAGCATTTTAAATATATCCGTTACTGTCCCACCGGGATCTATATCACAAACATCTAATTGTCAACAAAACGGGGTAAATTATTTTAATTGTAATTATGCTCCAATATTAAAGATGGGATCTAGTTTTGTTGGTGGCGGGCATATATTTGAAATTTTAGAAGATGTTGATTTTAAAAGTCCATTTAATAGTGCTGGTATCGCTGATAGAACCGAAGACGCTATTGGCGCACCACAAGCAACAGCATATCGATTAACAAAATCAGTTTTTGTAACAAATGGGCAAACGAAAGTTTATTCGCGTTATATTAGAGATGCTGACGTTAAACCATTTTTAGAAGTGATTTTACCTGAAACAAATGTTATAAGCGTTGAACAAATAATTATGGTTCCGGGTAATGTAACCACCATTCCAACAATCGATGAATTTTTAGATGATACTAAACGATGGTATGAAGTTAAATATTTGGCACAAGGCGAAATTTTTGTTGATGGATCGCCACAATTAATTCCTGTTATGGGGGGCGCATCAGGTAGTACATATTCAAGTGTGATACCCGGAACTTGGAAAAAAGTTACTAAAAAATTTATTACTGAATATACAGACAATGGTTATTTAAAAATAATTTTTGGGTCAGGAAGACCTAGTAAAACTTATGACGATTCAACAAATCAATTTCCTGAATTGTTAGAAATTTATAATAAAATGATTAACAATAATGCTTTAGGGGACGCGTTAACGCCAAATACAACAATTTTTATTCGATATCGTGTTGGTGGGGGCGCAATAACTAATTTAGGCGTTAATACTATTAGTCAAGAAGAATTGGTCGATTGGGAATTTATTGGTAACGATGTTACTCAACAACAATCTGTGATAAATTCGTTAGTAGTAACAAATACAGTTCCAGCAATGGGCGGCGCGGATGAACCATCGCTAGAAGAAATTAGACGTACCATTGCATATAATTTTGGATCACAAGAACGTGGCGTTCAATTAAAAGATTATATGGCGTTGATTAGTGAAATGCCAACTCGTTATGGTAAACCGTATCGTTATAATGTTGTTCAAGATAGAGATTCAATTACGGTTTATGCCTTGACTTTAACTCCTAATAATACGATTGAATTTAATTCGGTTAATCAAATAATATTATCGAATTTAGCGTCTTATTTATCAAACTATCGAATGATGAATGATTATGTTAAAATTGAATGGGGTAAAGTGTTTAACATTAAAGTTGAAGTTGATGTACTGGTTCCAAAATCAGTTAATAAGAGCGATATTGCGTCTAGAATCGGACATGTTGTAAAGGACTATTTTGAAATATCAAATCAACAAATGGGAGACAATATGTATAGAGGTAAAATTATTCAAAATATTGTTGAAGAATTAGGTAATGATGTTTTAAACATTATGGATATTAGATTTTATAATCCAATTAATAATGGTTATTCACCAGATGGTTTTGCTGATGTGTATTTAATGGATTTTAATACTCGACAAATTAATATTGAACAATTAAATGGAATTTTATTTGGACAAGCAAATGTAATCTATGAAATTCGTAATGCAACTGATATAACAATAAATGTATCCACTTTAAATTTTGATTTTTAATGAGTAATAGTTCCTATCGAATAAGAACCGAGCCACATTCGGGAGATCAACATATAAAAGTTAAATTGGATCAACATTATGATCAGTTTAATATTTTATCTTTAACCCTTAAATCTGCTGATACTTGGGTTAATCGTTGCTCTAATTTTGGCGTTGTTGTTGGTCGTGTAACAGCAAATAAAGGCTTTGGCGTTCCTAACGCTAAAGTTTCTATTTTTATTCCATTAACAGCAGAAGATGAATACAACCCTGAAATTGTTGCTCGTTATCCATATAAAACTGTTACCGATAAACGCGATGGAATTCGTTATAATTTATTACCATCAATTAAGCAATCCGCAACTCATACCCCCGTAGGTAATTTTCCAACCAAAGAAGAAATACTTCGTGATGATTTATGGCTAGAAATTTATCAGAAATATTATCGTTTCACAACAAGAACAAATGAAGCCGGTGATTTTATGTTTTATGGCGTACCTACCGGAACATATGTAATACACTATGATATTGATATTTCAGATATTGGTGATTTAAGCGTTGTGCCGTTTGAGTTGATAGCACAGGGTCAATCGGAACAAAAGTTTGATGGGCCATATAAATTTAAAGCATCTACTGATTTGGATTCGTTAGCACAAATTATTTCATTAGATAGAACAATTACAGTCCAACCATTTTGGGGGTCAAAAGATTTATGCGATGTACAAATAACACGTTCTGATTTTGACTTAACCGATAAGGGCATTGAATTAAAGCAATATGCATTGTTTATTGGATCTTCAGTAACGGATTCAGAAAATAATTGGATAAATCAAAGATGTAAAGTTAAAAAACACGTTGGGGAACAAGCTCAGCTACAAACTATGCCGGGTAAAATTGAAATATTAACTTTGGTTGATAGTAATGGCGATAATGTTCCGGATAGTGTTGAATTTTTAAATGAGCCAGCCGCCGTTATCAATGAAAATGGAGTGTGGGCGTTTTTAATCGAGATTAATGGGCAAAGAATCATAACTGATGAATATGGTAATGAGACTGTTTCTCCAAGTATATCACAGGGTGTTATTAAAAATGGTTTCTTTCGATTTAAATTTTCAATTGGGCCGGAAACCGATGACGTTAAATACATAGCAAAATATATTGTGCCTAATAATGGTATTCATAAATATGCCTATTTGTTTAATCGATTAGATGTTGATTATATTGATGATACAGGTAATGTTGCAGGAACAATTTCCGGATTCAATTCATTAGGCGATATAGATAGTCCGGGTGTTGATAGTAATGGGTATTATCATTGTGGGCCATTATTTAGGGAATTTACTCGAAAAAAAATATATACAGTAAGAAATTATATTCCACGTTATTTGAAAGACACTATGTGGGCCGCTAGAAACACAACGCCACGATGCTTAGGTCTGAAAAAAGTTGATATTGAAAAAGCAAAAGCTCCAATACCATATAATCGTATGGATCCAACGACTGGATTTTTATATGATTTAGTTTGTATTTTATATAGCGTTCTATTTACAATCGTTGCTGGAATTAATTGGGTGATATATGCGCTTAATACAATTATTGATTTACTTAATGATATTATTTATATTATTATATCATTTATTTGTACTATTGTTAGCGTACTAAACTCAATTTTAAGCGCTATTGTTAATGCGATTAATAGTGTAGCTTGTCCGGGAACATTATTTACTGTTGTTGGTGTTGATATTGGGTGGTGTTTATTTACTGTTGGACCATGGCAAATTAACGCAAGCGGTTTTTG